AAGATTAGTTACTGATATGTCATTAGGTAATCTAGCATTATCAAATTGAGCTGATGTTACCTGTGTCGCTGCTATATTATATGTTAATTGATTAGCACCCTCAAAGAATGCAGTACCACGTATACTACCAGTGACATCTAAATCATAAGTTGTACTAGTACCTGATACAGAAATAGAGGGAACTGTAAGTAAATCTGATGTGTCATCATAAGTAAATGCAGCCTCACCAGAAAGTGCGAGTCCATCCTTCCACTGTATTTGATTACTACCAGTACCACCTGGTTGTAATCCACCAGCAAGACCACCAGAAGCAAATAAATTCCAGTTAGCAGTATCTACAGTACCAGTAACCGATGGTATCTGGTTAGTATTATCTGCTACTGCAATATATGCACTAATAGTAGATCCGTCATCATAATGGACAAGATCATCTGTTGTATATGCTGTACTATTAGACCATAAACCTTGCCAGGTAAGTTTAATCTTACCAACGTCTATTGTGAATTCTGCCATTACCTTACAGTGACGATGAGATGCCCACTACTATCTATATTGAAAACCAATCCAGCAGGTGCGAAAAATTGGTGGGTATTCTGTGGGTCTGAATACTCTGAATATGATATGTTTGTAGACCTTCCTGATTTAATTACAGTAAGATTAGATTGTGATGATGTTGGTTTCTGGATTATATAATAATCACCAGCATCACCAGACTCTTTCCAATTGACACCATTATATGTCTTTAGTGTATCCTCAGCAGTATTATAGAAAATCTGTCCATTAATAGGAGTTTGAGGATCTACCGCACCAGATATGTCTACTTTATCTGATGTGACTGAATTGTCTGCTAACTTCTCAGTTGTAATATTCAGATTACGAATAGTATTAGTTACAACTGCTTCTTGTCCAGCACCACTATTTAATTTAAGATCTGTTACAGAGTCATCTGCAAGTGATGTACTACCATCAATTCCACCTACGTTAATTTTAGCCGATGTAATTGTGTTGTCTGCTAATTTGGCATTCGTGACTGATAGGTTAATAATTTTAGTAGTTGAGACTGACAAGTCATCAAGCGTATCCGTCTGGACTCTTGTGAAGTCCTGTAGAGTACCAGTTGCAGTTGCAGGAGACTGAAATAAGTAACCTGCTGAGAATACAGACCAGATACTTCCATTGTAATACCTTGTTCTAACGTAGTAATTAGTTGATGGACGGATAGAATCAGTTGGAATTGGGAATGTAGTTTTGTTTACACTGTCATCTGTGGCCACAATAACCACGTTAGTGAATCCAGCATCAGTTGCTACCTCCCAATCACTATAAGTATGTGTCTGACCAGTACCTTGTGTTGCAACAAAGGTAGATGAAACTACATCCATTCTATCATATATTGCAGACTCTGTAATACTACTAATAAATGGACACTGTATCTCACCAGGAACATCAATAGTAGTAAAGTATATTGGTTCAGAATATTCTGAATACCAATCTACATTCTGTAAGTCAACATACTGATACCTTACACGTACATAATATGTTCTACCTTCCTCTAATATACCACTACCAATGGTAAGAGATGTTTTATTGTTAATATCATTTAATGATTGATACACAAGACCACTAGTGTTGGTAATCTGTGATGATGTAGTACCAGTAGCACCTGGAGGTGTACTTGAACTACTACCAAACGTAGGTGAAAATGCTACCTGCCACGTAGATGATACGTGAGTAGCACCATTACTACCAGTAAATGCGGAAGAACTAATAGTTGGTGTCAAACTTTGATTAGGTGCTGCATCAACAGGTGTTGTTATAGATGGCCTATCAATCTGAGGATTAACATTAGTCTGAGTATCAGTATAGAATGATGCTGGATTAGACCATTCTGAATACTGTCCAAGATTATCTTTATATCTTACTCGTATATAATATAATGTATTATATGTTAAATTAACATTAGCATCATAATATTGCGTAAGCATACTAGGACTATCTAATATCTGTGACGTGATAGTTCCAAAATAATAATCAGTAGATATCTGCCAATCACTTCTACTATGTGTATTCACTCCAACATATGCAGATGATGGAATGATAGGAAGTAATGCTGTTGGTGAGCTAATAGTTATTGTTGGTTTATTAATCTGCGAACCAGTATCAAACTCTGCAATTTGAGACCAGTTAGAGATATTACCAAGAGTATCTCTATGTCTAATACGTAGATAATAAGTTTTATTTAATTCTAAAGTAGATGCTGGTACAGTTAAACTAGTTTTGTTAACTGTATCATTCTGGTTATAAACATACGTGGCAGATTCAAAACCATTAGAGGTATTAATTTGCCAATCAGTTGAGTCGTGTGTGCCAGGAGCAACCCCATCAGTTGTCACTGCATAGAAATTTGTAGATGCAACAGTCGGTGTTAACGAACTGGGTGATGGGAGATACCCGACAGCTGGTGGGAATACTAGTGCCATTAGTTTAGTCTATGTTATGAGCAAGTAGGGTTACAATCACCCAAGTATGAATAAAGAATTGGCCAAGGTGCTGGAACTTGGAAGTCCAGTGTTCGTGGTGTGATACCATCAGTTACCTTAACTTGTGCTATTCCATCCATACCTATAATAGGTTGTTCAGGATGATTACGATCTCTCAATGGTTTGATGAAGTTACAGAAGTAATCATTAGATGGTGTGACGCAAGCACCGTTCTGCGTATATGCAAAGTCATATGTATGATCCTGACAAGGATCAGCAACTGCTGTAAGGTTAATCAAATCAGTAAGAGTAAATGGTGATTCAACTAACTCTACCCACAATGTGTATACTTTCTGAGTACCACGTGCAGGGAAGATAGCAGGTTGAATATCATTCTTAATTGAGAAATCAACTGGCATATTAATGCTAGTATCACCACGGAAGGGACACTCACGTAAGAGTCCAGTAGCTGCTGCTAATTGACCAGTGTATGTGCTAAAATCACCAGTGTTAACGACTGTAGGACCATTAGCGTGTGTAGCATTATTAAGAGTAAAGATAGTTCTTGTACCACCATCAGTAGTTTCCATATATGGGAACTCATTGACGATACGTAACCTCCAAGTAAATGTACCAGCATCAATTGTATATGATACCTGCACATCCTGTGTCTGGTTGTCAATAACAGTGAAATTCTGTGCACCCTTATAGTAATCCTGAACCTTTAAGGTATTGATATCAATGTATGGTAGTGCACTCAAAGGTGATCCAGCAACGTCAATCACGAATGAACGTGTGAGAATGTTACCAAAGTAATCGCCACAAGTTAATGTAGTGTCTACGAATCCCTGATCGTGACGTAAGTATCCATTAGATAAAGTACCAGTCCATCCATTAGCATACTCGTACCACCACATACCCAACTGAGGTGGGTTAGCAATAACACTGATCTCGTTAGAGAGTGATGAGTATGTTCCGTTGTAAAGATACAACTGGAATGAATATGGTTCATTTACACCAGCTGGTATACCATTACAAGGAATGTCAGTAGCACGAATTACATTACCAGAATTATCTTTAGGTGGTACTAAAGATGATGGGTTTTGAACAGGTACTTCGATAGCATATCCACCGTACATAGTACGAAGTGGGAACTCTTCAGTGGTACTGATATAGTTACCTACATATACACCATTTCCTCCTTCAGTGTATGAATAATCAATATTGATATCTTCACGGGCATCTACTCTAGATCTATAGTATGATGACATCAGTGGTATATAATCAGGATATGTATCAAACTGCGACTTCCAAGCGAATGACTTAGTACCTGTAGCAGTATCGTAACTGAATGACTTACTAAACCAGATATACTCGATGTTCTGGTCAGTACATACCAACTGTACAGGGAAGCGACCCTTATCAGGATCCTTATCAGCAGTTAGATATGGAGTAGTATTTGGATAATGTGTTTCTCCACCATACTCAGTATTTGCAGAGAATAAGTTAGCCGTAATTGAATTAGCACCACTGTACATAGTCAGTGCTGGCTGTGCAGGTAGTGCAGGTAGATTAGCAACTGTTAATTGTACGGTAGATGTGGTGATTGCCGTGTAAGTAGTTGTGAGATCTAAGTGCTGTGAAGCAAATGTTGTACCACCAGATTGTCCGAAGTAGTAACTAGCAAGACTATAAGACTCAGGTAGATATACCTCGTACCAAGCACCAGCAGTTCCTGGTGTACCGTGACTACGTAAGTTAGTTGTATTTGATATTCCAGTAGGTCCAAGTCTCATCTCTAATGTCTTACCAGTCCAAGAAGAATCACTAACATCAAAACGATAGAATGCTCCTTTAGGTACTTCAAATACTGTAGAACCACCATTATTAACTCTTACCTGATAATCATTACCAATTGCCTCTAATTTATATGTTACTCTCCAACGCATCTTACAACGGAAGTATGCATTAGCAAACTGCCACCACTTATTAATAACTAGATGTGAAAATCCCATCTCACGTCCTGTTACATCCTCATACCTTTCAACATAAGAATAGAATGCGTTCTTACCTTCTACATTATTCTCAAACCAATCAAACTCTCCTTCAAAACCAGCACTGGATACACCTGCTAATTCATTTAAATTATACCAAAGACTACCAGCACCACCACCCTTATCTCCATAGATTTGCCAGAATGGTACGTATTCAAACTTATCATTGTCAAATTGAGATTGAGTAAACATAGTACTCATTGACTTGTAGAACATTGGACGTGAGTACCAGTTCTCATAAGCCCAAGCAACATTATCATTAGGTTCACCGTGAACCTTATAGACTGCATTATAATCAACAGTCTTATTCAAAGCATCGTAGACCATTGCTACGTCTGATGTATTAGTAGTAACGTTAGTTAACTGAATCGTATAAGTCTGAGTTTGCCCAGAAATATTTTCTTCAACTGTTAATGTTAAGTCTAGAGTTTCCGTATTGGTTAGAGTACCACTGAATACACCAGTCTCAGTATCAAATGTCAATCCACTAGTAGTGAAAGGTGCTGATGTGCTTATACTATAATCTCTATCAATAATAGTTTCAGCAGCATATGTTCTAAGGAATGATACACCCAACTGTAAGTTAATTGTATCACCTAGATTATAGGTACCCAATGAACCAGCAGGAGTATACCAAGTAGTTAATAGATCAATATATGGTGTTATAAGACCTCTAGTTACTGGCTCATCTTCGTGGTTATGATCTGTTCCTCTATCTACAGGAATTTGTTTTATCTCTGTACCTTCACCTTCCCCAGCCAATTCTTGTTGCTCAGTCTGGAACCATAATTTATTACTAGCAGACTGAGACTGCCAATTCTGTATACCATCCCATCCCTGCTTAGTTCCTGTTAAATTAGCAATCTTTAATAGATTACCACCAGTTTCACTTGATGTTGCTGTAAATGATGCCTCTGATGGAGTTATTTGGAAAGTTTTATTACCAGAATCTACGTCAGTAATTTGATGCCATTCTTTTTGAAGAACATCAAATTCAATACCACCAACATCATATACAAATGATGAGCTCTCATATGCTGTGTCACCAGGGAAGATAGGATCTGACTTGAATGTATCTCCAACAATATACGGGAATGCAGGATCACCATTATCATCTTCAGTAATGAAGTATGCATAGGTTCCATTTGGATAGTCAGGAGTCTTACAATAGCGACCATTTCTCTTATCTAAGTCACCTACAATAAGTCTCTCACCCATATTAGCGTGATTGTAACAGAAGTAGAATAATGCTTGTGGAGTATCACTAGCAGGAGTAATCTCTACTGTTCTTAAAGTTGCAGCATCAAAACCAGCAACATAAGTAGCATAATCTACTACCGCATCTTCTAACTTATAAACAACACCAGTAGTATACACTGCGTTTATATCTTGTGGAGTCTGCCCACTAACGTGCCAGCCCTGTGATGTACCGTCACCATAGACGGAGAAAAGCATAGCGTGAGTATCAAGAGATGAATCTGATAAGTTAAAGATATACTTTCTACCTTTTCTAAAGTTGAATGAAGGTTTCTCTACAGTTCCATCTAATCCAGTACCACTAATGAAGTAACGATTACCACTACCACTAGTAACAGCACTTGATACAACCACTGTATAAGTTGTTTCTAACCCATCGTTATCATTACCAGCATACTCATAGTCTTCAATGAATGCCTTGTATGGATACGATACAGTAGAAGGACGGTTAAGATATCCATCAGGTGTTCTACCTTCCAACTTCAACATATATCCTGGTTTCAAACGAACAACAGTACTACCACTATTCATTTCATCCGAATAACCATAAGGTCCGTAAATAGGATATCCATCAAATGCCATACCTAGGATCTTAGAGTGTCCATTAGCGTGTCGTCTGTAATCACCTTGAACATTAGTATTAGTAGCCGCATAATCACCCATCTTAGAATGATTGTTACAAACGTAATGAAGATAAGCAGGTGCATCTAAAGGAACTATAATAGTTACAGATCTAGTTGTTGCAATATCAAATGATGAAACATATGTAACAGCATCAACAGAGACACCATTAAGTCTGTATGTTACACCATCGTTATACTTAACACCACCACCGTGTACACCATCATCAGTAGTAGAGAAGTACAATGGATGAGTATCATTGGTAGAATCATCCTGATTGAAGATATATGTATTACCTTTAGTGAATGCTATTCCAGGTTGTTCGTAGGTAGTACCAGAAGAACTTCTTAAGAAATAACCATTAGCACTACCACTACCATAATCCTCATTACCTGCGGTCTTAGCACCAACAGTTACAACCCAAGTAATAGTTTGATATCCTAAGTCAAAATAAGTATTAGCAATGTATGACGATCCAGTAAGTACAGGAGTAGCTTGATATGCTTCTAGTAACTTACTAGAGTTATATCCATATACATTCTGTGCATTAGGATAACCACCGTATGTGTCAGCACCAGTTAAGTTTTCATTAGTAACGTCATTAAATGTCCAACCAGGAGTTGGTCCACTCTCGTTACTATAATGATACAGATATACACCAGTTGTGCTCAAACCAAATGGTTTAACACTACGTAATGGTATAGAAGTTGCTGGATTTGTGGAATGACCATAATCAGTACCACCTCTCCAGTTAAAGTCTTGATCAAATGTTTGAGCAGCAATACTATTTGGGTTACCAGCAGTAATTGCGATAGATGCTACAGCAGTTGCCTGTACACCACCAGCAACGTTTGGTGCTGCGATAGAAACAGTTGGAGCAGTTGAGTATCCACTACCACCATCTGTAACAGTTAATCCAGAAATATAACCATCAAGAACCGATAGTGATGCGGATGCTTGAGCACCTGCACCACCTCCACCACCAGTAAAGCTAACAGTACAATTAGTATATCCAACACCAGCAGTGTCAACTGTTATACTATCAATAACACCAGTCTGCGTACCAATAGATGATCCAGCAGATGCAGGTTCTTCAAATACTGGGTTTGCAGATGCACTACCACCATAAGGTACAGGATCTCCATAGAATTGATCACCAAGAATATAAGGGAACGCAGGGTAAAGATCGGAACCATATGTCGCAAAGTATGCATATGTACCACCTGGGAATTCAGGAGTAATACAGAATCTACCATTTCTACGGTCTAAATGAATTGTTTCTCCAGCAGCATTAGTACCCGTCTTTAATTCATAATCCTCTACGAATGATCCCATTGGATAAGTATTTGTATTAGGAGCAAATCCAACAGGTTCTGTCAAAGTAATAGTACCTGTCATTGCTTGATGTGCTTCGCAAACGTAGTAATAAGTGCCAGGATATGCTGTAGATGTGTTCCACAATACAGTAGCATTATGGTTACCATTATTAGTTACACCAGCAACTACCTGTGAAGGGTTGTAAGGAGCAGGTACTGACTGGATCCAGAATGGATGGTTAACAGTAGTACCTCCACCACCACCAGCAGACTGAATTGTAATAGTTCCAACCATACCAGAATGATACTCACACTGATAATAGTATGTTCCAGCAGTTGTTGGAGTCCAACTAACAGTACCACTCTGTGTACCTTGGTTACTTGCAATAGGGTTTGAAACTTGATTTCCAGTACCAGTACCAGGAGATGTCTTCAAATAGAATGGGTGACCACTAGCAGATACTGTAAAGTTAATAGTATCACCTTCATAGAATGTTAATCCTGGATCAGCACCATTTTGGTTACCATTTCTATCAGATCCAGAGATTGTATAGTCACTAGAACTAGATGCTGTAACAACTAAGTTATAAGTTTGAGGAGTAGATCCACCTCCACCACCTGTAGTGTAAGATGCATTAACATTAAAAACAAGGTTGTCACCAACATTGGCAGCAATACTTATATCTGTACCAGTCTGTGTAGTATTATTCTGAGCAGTGAACATATAGTCATTGGCATCAGTTGCACTAACAGCCCAACTATAACTTACAGGAGTATATGGAGTACCAGAACGAGTAGTTCTCAAATCATAAGAAGATATCATCCTTGCTAAAGTTGTATCCGATGCAGGATCATCATATCCAATTGGACCGTAGATAGGATATCCATCATTAGCATATCCAATTATAGGTGAGTGATGAGTTGCATTAGCTAAATCGTAGTAAGTATGTGACGGTAAAGCAGCAGAATTTGAATTCGTAGTAATAGATGCAGCACCACCATATCCTGAGTATAATGAACAATAATAATAAAGGTTAGGTGACTCTGGTTGTACTTGTAAGTACGTACCAGTATAGGGACTGCCATCACCAGGAACACCTAGGTACTGTACAGCTACGTTAAATACAGTACCACCTTGGATATGAATACCATCCTGTGATTCCGATATTCTCAATGGTCTTCCACTGTTACTAGAATCACTTTGATTGAAGAAATATGTATTACCTTCTGATAAAATAAGGTTTGGTGTCTGATTACCATCTATGTAATACTTATTACCACCAGTAGTATTAACTACAGTAACAGCATATTCTGTTGTTGATCCTTTCCATCTGGTAAACAGAAATTCAGAAGTAAGATAGTAGTATGCTCCATCAGTATTAACTATACCAGTTCCACTATCAGCTCCAAATGAAGTTCTGGTAACATACTTATTGAAAGAATATCCACTAGGACAATTATATCCACTAGGTAAATTAACACCATCACCGTGACTATAACTACGTATGGTGATACCATTCTTCATAATACCAAGCATATCATAAGCAAATCCTGGGGTATTTGTAGGACTACTAGCAGAAACGTTTCTACCACCACGATATGTAATTGTATGGTTATAACTCTTTGGTAATATTGAATATGAGTTATTGGAATTAGGGAAAATACCATACGTTGCTGGTTGCGGTAAGTTATCAGCAATTGTTGTTAGTGCTCTACTAACTGTGTTTAAGTTACCAGTTGTAACAGATCCACCACCAGAAACAAAATCATTATCTGGGTTGTGTGCAGGACTATTAACTGGTGGAGTAGCATTTGCAATACCAACAACAGGTGCTACAGTATATCCTGAACCTGGACTATTAATATTAACAGCAGTAACAACACCATCAGTAACAACTGCGGTTGCTGTTGCACCAGTTCCACCACCACCCGTAAAGGTAATCAATGGTAAATCTAGTGGGTTATATCCAGCACCACCGTTAGTAACGTTAACAGACTCTACTCCACCACCAGTAAGTGTAATATTTGCGGTTGCTGTTGCACCCGTACCATCACCAGTAAGTACAACAACAGGTGCTTCACTATATCCCGAACCAGCCTGATCTACGTTAACACCTGTAACAGCACCACCAGTCAATGTAATTTGTGCAGTTGCAGTAGCATTTGATCCACCACCACCTGAGAATGAAACAACAGGTGCTATAGTGTATCCAGAACCTTGCTGACTTAATGTAAGGTCAGAAACATATCCAGATGTTCCAGCTTTAGGGAATACACCGTAAAGACCTGGATCTGGATGATTGTCACTAACAACATTAAACAGTCCACCCTCTTTGTGATATGCAGCAGTAGGTGATCCAGCAGATGTTACCCATACGTCACTAATAACATCCTGTGCTATAATACCAATTGGTGTACGAAGTTGAACATAGTCACCAATAACAGGATTAAACCTATTAAATTCAGATCCCAAATTAAAAGTAATAACATTACTTGCTGCTCCTACAAAAACAGTGGTGTTAACACCATCCAATGTAATCTCATCCATACTGTTATTAGGATAAGTATTAATACTAGCACCACCAAACTCATAACTAACAGGTGATGCACTCGCACCATTATATGTACGTTTGTAATCCCAATCTAATGGTCTACGAAGGAAATTTTTTGCTAACTTAGGAAGTGATTGACCACCTTCATAAACATAATTCTGAAGATATCCCATCTTCGTAGCCCACTGGAGTAGAACACCAGCAACAAGAGGACCAGAGAATGATGTACCATCAGTACAAGCATAGAAAGAAGAACTTACTAGGTTGTATGGGTAATTACTATTCCAATAGTAATGAGGAACATAAATGGATTCTCCAGGACCACTAGTGGTAATAGTACCGTAATTAGAAAATGATGTAAACGCATTATTATAAGACGTAGCACCAACACTAATCTTACCATCTAAACTGGCTTGAGGAATCTCCATATTGTACTGATTATCCTTCGGACCATTAGCACGAACACCAGCTAAGAATTTACCCTGATATCCTTCATACACCACATTTCCGTTATAGAATCCATTACCAGCAGAACGTACAAAAATAATACCTCTAGATATACAATAGTTCTCATAGTCATCATAAAGTGTATCAGCTCCTAAATCATTACCATCAAATCCAGGGTCATTCTTAGAAACATAAGGATATAGAGGACCAGGTCTTGTTGTTCCTAATGATGCGTTAACAACAGAAGGTCTATAGCTACCTTTCCAGTTAGCGTGATTAGGATCATTATGATTAACAATCGCTAATATAGCAAGAGCAAATCTACTTTGAAAACTTGAATACTCTGCTCCTTGATCATTAAAAACTTTTAACGCATATATTCTAGACTTCTTAGATACACCAAAATTTCTACCAGCAGATAGGCAAGCACATTGAGTCCCGTGCCCGTGATCATCTTCGTTAGTATTCATCTCACCATTCCAATCAATGTTTGAAACATATCCTGGAACTTCATACACACGATAATTTGCTTGTTCTGTAGCACCATTCAAATCAGTTGCATAATCAGGGTGATATAATTCTGGATGTAAATTAGCACCAGCAGTATTAGCTGGTCTGCTTGCACCACGAACACCAGTGTCAATCACATAAAGATCAGTATTCTCTCCATCTTCAGTCAATGAATATAAACCATACCCTAAACCATCCTGATACTGCGACATCCTTTGAAGATACCACTTATTAAATAAAGTGATCTTCATCGATCTTGTAGATGATGTTGGATAAGTTCCGTTAGGACCACCTGCAATCCCCAATGCTGGAGTATTTTCTTCGTAAATATAAAGTTCTAACGGCATATTTGCAGTAATGTCAACTGCAATAAATGCATTAGCAGTACCAGGAGTACCAACTCTCTGAACACCAGTAGTATATTCTACACCACCATTATGTGTACCATCTGGAGTAGTCGAGAAACACCACTTATAATTTAAATTACTTGAATCTCGCACCCAAATATAAAATGTCATACCTGGAATTAAATAGTCAACCTCCCACGATTCAAAGACTGTTCCAGTATTTCCCAAATATGCTAATTTAGGACCATACGAACCATTATTAACCATACCTTCATATATTGGAGTACCAGTACTACCAGTATAAGGAACTACACCACCATATGCAAAAGGATTGACTTGTTGTTCTATATTATCTAAACTATCTCCTTCCTGAGCAACAGCCTGTGCAATTTCTGCTCTTGAAGGTTCATTGGATGATAAAGTACCGTGTTGTCTACCACCATTTGTTACTCCCTCAGGAAAGTCATTAGCTTGAAGATCTGCTGCTGTTACATCTGCGTGAAGCCTACCCGTCTCCGAATTAGTCCAATAAGGTGTATCTCCTTCTTGATTTATATCATCTTTAGGAAGGAAAACCTGTTGATCCCAAGAAGCACCTATTACACCTGGAAAATCTACTTTACTTTTTAAAATTTCAATATAATTATTGTCCTTTGCAGGAAAATCCAAAAACACCTGATGGAGTACTCCAAGATCGTGTGCTTCTATAAGCGATGTAAAACGTTGTTTCGCACGTTCAATGGTGTCTCTTGCGTCGGATTCTTGTCTAATCCTAACAATAAGCCTGCCTTCCTCTCTTTGCATTATTCTAAAAGTGAGTGGTACTTTCCCTAAGTCTTATTTAGTAAGCTTTGTAACGCATCAAAGCATTCAACTGTTGATCCTGCATTCTTGTTATATCATAATGAATATCATCTGGAGAAGTTGCGTTAGGATAGAGTTTAAGTAACTCCTCTTTCATCTCATAATTATAGGTCGCAATCCGTCGATCTTCTTCACAACGGAACATTGATGTACTCCAAAAAACTGCGACATTCCTTTCACCCGATGTTACTTCTTTAACCATATGACTAGTGCCAGTAGGATAAGTAAATGCCCATCCAGCAGGTAATTTGACTTCAAAAGTTTCAGTACCTTGCTTTAAAACTAATTCTCCTCCTTCATATTCATCTGGTTCATTTAAAAATACCGTAGTGCTAAAATCAGTTCTTGCTCCACCACCCATATAAGGTGAGTCGCAATGCCAATTATAATGCATACCTTCTGTATACTTAATGAACAAAGCTACTGTACTAGTACACGTCCACATATAATGAGTAGGTATTATATGTTTCTGAAAATTATCCCAGATTATATTCCAAGCAGCCTTACTGTGCTCATCCTGCATTTCAACATTGTTTTTTATTCTCTTGTCACTAGCACCAGTACGGGCACCATCATTAAAATCAGAGAAACTATAAAAATCTTGAACGTGTTTAAGATTAACATCGTTCAAGAGCTCATAACGAAAAAACATAATTAAGGTACAAAAGTAGGATCTGCGGGATTTACTGGCCAACCAGTAAAGTTGGCATATTCATATGGATCTGCTTGTTGAGATGGGAGATCTCTTAAGCGTTTCCTATATGTCTTCCAATTATCTTTAATTCTAGCAGCAGCAGGTACTTCAGCTGGGGGATCAGCAGCATAATGTTCCCATATATCTTCCAACATATAGAAATCAGTGTCTAGTAATAACTTATCTCTCATAGCACGAAGTGCTAGAAGATTCTCTGGAATTTGATTGTCAAGGAAATATTTTCTCTGGTTCTCTGCATCAAGTGCTGCTTGTTGCTCCGCATTATATGCAGTTTCGTACGATGTACGAAGAGGTGTCAACGTGTTAACCAGAGTAGTTGCTTCACTAACCTTTGAAGAATCATTGGTAGTAATAGCTACTTCACCACTCAAATCCTTATTTTCGGCAAGATACCAAACGGGTTCACCAAGAGGATTATCTGCTTTCCAATAATGAAGGCAAGTTAGTTCATCTACGCCAGCAACGTGAAATACACCATTAATGGCAGGAAGAACTGTACTAGTCCAATCACTATCAGAGATAACAAATCCCTGTTGCTTACCACTTGAATTTTTACCGCCAATAATTTTACTATCTACCCAGATAATGAAATCGGCTTCCCCAAAATTACGAGCCATTTAATAGATACCATCCTGTCAGTATGTATTTATCACCTGATAAAACTGTGTTTCCCTTATGTACGTGGGTAAAACCAGCAGGCCACATTAACACAGTTCCTCTAGTAGGTTTAATTCTTCTTTTCTGATCATAAAATTCTGTTTCACCACCATCTTCAACATCATTCAAGTATATCATCCATACTAAAACACGTGGTGAGTGATCCAATCCCATAGATTCATAATGCCATACGTGATATCCACCACCCTCAGGAGTATGCTGAAACTTAATAGCAGTACTCATCATATTCTGTGTCAGCAACTGTGGATATCGCCACACATAATGCTCAGTAATAGATTTAAGATATTGTAAAGTAATGTTCTGTAATGTTGGATGATTATGATTAATTAAAAATTGCTTATCATATCTACCAAGATGACTATTATCAAACTGAAGTCTACCATCACCAACTTTTCCATCATCCATCTGAGCAGTAATTACATCTGCTTCTTGCTCTAAGGTATTATACCATTCAATATATCTATTACAAATACCTTCAGGCATAAAATTATCCCAGACCCCAACAAAATCAGTGAAATCTGAGCTAGTTACCTTAGAATCTAACATCAATTCCAAGGGTTTTATAGGTATTAAATCAGGCATAACAAAAATACTCTAAGAGTATTATAGCACATTTATGGTGCTCCTGCACCTGGCTCATATAGAGGTGTGTTAATATCAGAAGTGCTGATCAATCCACCTGGCATCGTGATTTCAAATGTTCCTGTAGCAGCAGTGTTCCATCCAGTACTAGGACCACTAAAGTCGGCAATATTACAATGTACCGTAAGATCATCGAAATACACAGGTTGGGTTGTACCATACGGTAAATCTTCTACGAGGAATTTACCATTAATAACTCTTGCCATCAACTCAGCACTATTACTACCCACATCAACTAAAATACTTGTACAATTCCAAGTAGTACCAGCATTAATTAATGCAGGGAAGTAATCGTGGTAAGTATCTGCACTAAATCCTACCGTGCTAAAGTTATATGTTGTCTGAGGAGTATTGTTTATTCCAAAATTAGATCCAGTAAAATATGCTGTTTCCTGATAATCACTGTACCTAGCAATTCTAAACTGAAGAGCAACAAATCTAAATCCAGAAATTGCAACCATTCCAGCACTATTAGAAGCTTCTACTTTAATGATTCCCTTTCTCTTAGAAGAGGAGATTGCATCTAGACCGCCAAGAGCATTACCATTTTCAGTAGGCATAGGAACAACACTACTCCAAGTACCTGAAGTTTGCTGTACAGGTGGACTTCCAGTCATAGTACTACCTAAGTTTGTATTAACTGAATCAAATACTTCATTAGTACCACTATCTGTAAATGTTCCCCAGTAAATACCACCCCAAATAGTGTCAGCAGTTCCAGTAACATTATATCCAACTGTAATTGGTTCATTGCAACATAAGTATAACCATTCTAATACATTAGTAGAAGTTGACACTCTTGTAAATGAATTAGATCCTACAGCAGGTGTATAAGATCTAGTAACTGTAACACTAATCACTGGTCTAGTAATGACAGTTATACTTACGTTTGCAGAATCAGATCCACTAGCGTTCGTAGCAGTAATTGTATACGTTGTGTCTTGCGTAGGAGCAACAGATTGAGTACCAGAAGCAGAAGTAGGATTCCAAGAAGAATCAGTTGGAGTAGATGTACCTGATATAGTAACACCAGCAGTGTTAACAGTACTCCAAGTCAATAACGCTTGCGTGTCATCACCTGGATCGTCATTACCATATTGAGTACTAGTAACATCAGATGTTAAAGTAACTTCTGGAAGAGGTAAAGGATCAACAGTCAATGTAACTTGCTGAGTACTCTGACCGTTTGCATTTTCTAATGTAAGATAGTATATTGTAGTTGCAGTTGGATTAACACTTATAGAAGCAAACGATGGACTATGTGTGGCATTATCCCAAGTTGAATCTACTGGTGTTGATGTTGCAGATATAAATGTGGTTGCATCATTACAGTTATATGATATAGCAGAAGATCCACCAGCAGTTATCTGGGTGGGATTAGCACTCATATTAATTGTAGGAGCATTAGCAGCCTGAACATTAACGACTGTAGTCGCTGTATTAGAACCATAGCTATTACTTAAGGTAATAGTATAAGTTGTCGTAGCCGTTGGACTAACTGCAACTGTCTGCCCTGTCGGAGTACTAGCACCAAAGTTTGAAGATACAATAGTTGTTGCTCCAGAAGATGCAAACGTTACATTAGCAGAACCACCAGAAGCAACACTAGTTGGCAATGCCGACATTGTAATTGTAGGTGCTGCTTCATAAGTTATAGTTGCCTGAGCAGTCATCACCGTCGAAGTATTATATTTAACTATAATCTCGTACTCAGCAGCTGTACCACCACTTGAAGGTGCTTCTAGAGTCATACTAACAGTATCATCTAAAACATATCCAGTTTTAGTAGCACTTCCACTTCCTCCCACATCAATTGGGAATGCACTTACAGACTCACCTCCAGTTTTTAGTACTTCAACATCAAAAGAATACGAACTACTAACACCAGTAAGAGTGAAACTTACTTGTCCATCCGCACTAGCTGTAGTAACTCCAATGTTAAACGGACCAACTTGGTCAGGAGTTTGATCACCAGCACCACCTCCTGGTGGTGGAGTATAAGCATCACTACTAACTCCTGCAAATATCATATATGCAGTTTCTTGATATTCTGGTTTAAGGTCAGGTTGTCCATCTAAATCTAGATCAACATCAAGTTGGAATGTACATTGTGTAGCATCTACAGGAGACATATCAAATACCCACTGCATATCAGTTGCAGTTGGTTTGATAGTACAAGAACCACTTGATATATCAATTAAACCTTCATTAGCAGGATCAGCACTACCACCACCAGAACCACTAGTCTGCTCTTCTTTTACTTGTACCTCATAGTAAGCAGGAGATCCTGGTACTACTAATGATCCACCATAATATCTTTTACCACCTACTTCTAGTGGCCAAGATGCTCCAGGTACTACAGCAAGAACACCAATTAATACTCCACCATAATATACACTAAAACTTTGCCCGTTTGCTGCATATTCAACATAATTCTGTCCTGCAACATATCCTGGACCGTAAGTAGTTACCCAACTACTACTACTGCTACCACTACCACCACTACCAGATACACAAAAATCTTGATACCAATCATTAGCAGCGTATCCATTTCCTCCAGCATTCTGTCCTCTTCTACCTATAGAATCACCCCATCCAGAACCATAAGAAGCTGTTCCACCAATACTAGATTTAAATGAAACCCAGTGTGAATGTGGTGCAGATCCTCCACCAACTGCCTGTATCTGCGAACCATCATAAGCGGTACCAGCACTAGGACCACCTTGAATCTGTGTATCACCGCCACCAGGAGATGTACGGTCAGCAGTTATACTTGCTCCACTCGTAGTAGTATTAAACTGTGAACCGTGACTATGAGATGGCCAATGAGGCATTGTATGATTGGCAAGAAATCCACTATTTACTTCTAGAAAACCATCAGTGACCTGAGTTGATACTTGCTGGATTCTGGAATTATTAAACGTACTCTGTACACTTCCAGATACAAGTTGAACTCTAGAAGCAACATCAAGTAAAGTTACATTATTTTTACCACCTGTACTACCAGCAGTATTTGTACTGCCATTATCGTGTTGTTCTAATTGAGGAGAAGAATTATCTGGTCTTAATCTACCAGTTCCCACAACTCTTCTATCCCTAAGATCAGGAACCTTAAAAGTACCAGAAAGACTTGGGAATGTACCCGTTACAGATCCCCCATAAGTTGCTTGTATAATATTATATAAACCTAAGTAATGATTTGGATCAAGAGCTCTACCATTACACTCCAACCATCCATCTGGAGCATAATAATTTCCAGTACTATCCTTAGGCATCATAGCAATGGTGCCAACTTGAACTCCTGTCCACGCAGGGGATGTTTGCGAGTAATATTTTGCCATTAGTACTTAATAATGAACTCTAAGATCATATAAGGTGATGAAACGTGATTCAAATGCTCTCTGGTATCAGCAGTCAACTGACAAGTAGCAGTAGAACCAGAAAAACTAATATCAATCTGAGGTTGTGTAAATTCCAATAAATTTGATGCAGATGAACCACCAAGACTATGAGAATGATTTACATCTGCATTACCAGTTGTTTCAATATTAAATGGTGCAGCTACAGCAACCGAAGTTATACCAATTGATGGACCTTGCCATTTGTTATTTCCATATTTATCATATTCTGTTAAATTAGTATCAATACCGACTACTGGTGTTTGTGTTATCTTCGGTGCCAAAGCAGAACCTGCACCTGCTCCGTGATCGTGTTCTTCAATCTGACCAATACCAATAGTTGCAGCAGCAAGACTAGATTGATCTACAGTTAAAATAGGTGATCCCGATGTTGATGATGAAAACTCAGGACAACGAATGTATCCAGTATATGAAGTATTTGCACTAGGTTGTACTTGAGCTTTATATCCTATACCAGCACGTTCTACAATACCACCACCACTCATTGCTGTATCACCCAAAAACTCAGAACCTGCTGAATTACTAGGTTGTAAATGCTTTGCTCCTAAATTAGGAACACAAAATGTACCAGCAGTAAAATTACCATCTGCATCTACTGTTGGATTTAATAATGAAGTACCAGCAATTCCTGGAGGAAATCTACAAGATGGTATTCCACTACCACCAGCAGAACCTACACCTACAACTCTTGCAAGATCTGGATAATCAGATGCTTGATACACCTTTCCATCACATCTCAAATAACCGCCAGGAACACGATCCATCTGTTCTCCAGCATTTTGCACATTCCTAGAAAAAGGAACTATAACTCCTGGTGCTACACCCTGTGCTCCTTTAATAGATGCGTACTGTATTGCCATTAGAATGCTTTAATGATGTATATTGCTGTTTGATATGGAGTATTCATTGCCAATTGAGCATTACCTACACCTGGATTATTATTTAGTGCTACTGTACTATTAACATCATCATAATCTCGTACATAAGGTGCTATTTGAATACTTCCTCTCTGCACTGTAAATGTTGCTGCTCCGTGAGAATGTGCACCACTAGGAACACCATATCTACCAACAGTCTGACCCATTGGAGCACCTGGAGGAGAAACTAATGGTTTATCTTGCATATTTCCAGCAAACTGTACACTAACATCACCACCAGACTCAGCACTAGGATTACCAGTGAACTGGTTATTCATAGTCTGAATAGTATAAGTGTGGTTATGTGATGGTAAATTGTCGTGAGACATTACCCTTGGTTGAACACCTATAGATTGTTGCCATATAGAACCACTTGGTCCATTAGATTGTATAGAAGCAGGAGCTGAAAAACTTACTTGTCTATTAGGTCTATCTTCTATTAACCAACTAGCATTCAAAGTTATACTAGTATTAGAACTTCCACCAGTTGCAGCATCATATGAAGCACCTTTATGAACTGGAACTCTTGAACTGCCATTTAAATTAGGCACAACAAACGTCGAAGATCCAGAACTACCTCCATAGGTATATCCAATTACACTAACCAGTGCTGGATAATCATCATCATCATATGTGGTACCATCGCAAGATAGCCATCCAGTAGGAATATCTGTATTCGTACCAGTCCAAGACATAATTGTTCCTATAGAGGCATTCTTAAATCCTCTAATTGATGCTAAATTTTTCATTAGAGTTCAATTAAACGCCAACCAATTGTTGATGTAAGATACACAAGACCAAGACCAGCACCAGGAGTTTGTACTAACAACTGCCCTTGAGAATCTCCTTGTATAGGTTTAGATCCATCAGTCTTAATAAGTATAGACTTATTATAAGTCAAACTGTCCGTAGTATCAAGTATTCTAATTTCATCACCTTTTGATGCATTATTAGGTAAAGTAAGTTCTAGTGTTGCACCAGAAAATGTAGTAACATAGTATCTAGTATTGGCTGCTAAAGCAGCATTGGCACTAACCTCAACCCACTTACGACCAGCTGTAGGTGTGAAATATCCTGTAACACCATCGATGTCAATACTACCACCAGTATTAACCTTAAAGAGATTAGTACCGCCGTTATTGATATCTAGTTCACCACCAGCAGAAGAGATGTTCCCACCAGCGTTGATGCTTCCACCAGCGTTAATGTTACCTTCTACTCCAAGTCCACCATCCTGAATTATAACTGCACCAGTATCTTTGGTTGTTGAGTTAGTGTTACTATGAACTACTAATGTACCAGAGTTGTCTGTGTCATTACCAATAATTGTATTACCAGTTGCAGAGTCTACATTGAATGTTACATCATCAGTAATCTCTAACTTACTAATAGTAAAGTCATTACCAATAGTCAAAGCACCTGTGTTTTCTAAACGTGCTCTAGGAGCAGCACCTGTGCCAGATCCAACAAAGTCTACACGTCCAGTCGCATCAACCTTAATCCTAAGATCAGTATCATCATATACTGTTATTAATTCTCCACCACTAATTTCTATCTTAGTAGATCCATTAACCCATAATTTCTGGGTACCATCTGGAGTTGCCTCACCAATCGATACATTACTGTTAGCATCCATTTGGATACCACCATCAGAATCACCAATACGAGCAGATCCATCTGCCTTAACTACTAACTTAGCAGTAGAAGCATCATCGAAATGATCATTAGACCATACTTCGTCACCAACTACAAGGTTCTGACCCTGTACAGTGATATAATTATTTGCTCTATTAGTGGCATTTTGATCTGCATCTATTCTTAAGTTAGTAGCAGCAGTATCGCTATCTAAACGATACATCTTCAGATTACCACCACGAACAGTTAGATCCTTAGTAACTGTTAGGTTACCCACCATCTCGTGATTGCCATTACTTAATGCAGTAAAGGTACCATCAATGGTAAGGTGACCACTCTCACGACCACCACCAACAGATTCAACAGGAGCAGTTCCAGTTGTCTGCCCACGTACTATTACATCACCACCAACCCAAAGTCCTGTGTTACCAGTAACTTCAGCAGTATCACCAGTGTTAATAGAAACACGTCCAACACCATCAGCATCATCATCAAATACACGTAATGTATGTAATCCAGCTGGGTTAAGATTATCACCACCAACCCATAAAGAATTCCTAAGGATACCAGAACCTTCAACATCTAATGTTTGCTGTGGAATAACAGTAGCATTAGTAATACGAACATTTCTAAGGTTAATACCTAACCTCATATCAGCACCAGGATCATTAGCAGTAGATCCAGAACCTGTAGTATATGTGGTCAGTGCATCAGCACCAATTAGACCCCATTCTCTCCATCCATACTCAGCACTTTCACCCGATTGATATCCACCAATTTGTGTATAGATCCAACCTAATGTTGTATTATAATTTTGATTAGCAATTCTATGTGCTTCACCAACTGTCTGTGTACCACGGAATTCAATCGTACCTTCTTGCTTAAAGTTTTCCGACTGAGGAACAGTCTTATCTGTAGAAGTCTTAATTTGATAGTTAACTCCAGAGGTTGAATTCCTTCGATTTAATTCCCATACGGCAAACTGTATAGTATTAGGTTTGGTATATGGGTTAAACTCCATATCAGTAGTAGTCAACGTCTCGTCAACATCTGGGTTACTGATATTAGCAACACTCTTAATTTTTAAAGCAGGTTCGTCATTAACATCATTAACAAATGGATCTTCTGCTAGAGCTATCTCTACAGGTGATGTAAAGAATGTGCCACCAAGAGCAGATATCTGGAAATCATTTGTTAGATTAAACTTAACTTTCTTATTAACAGTTAGAGTGTCAATTGTTAGATCGTTGGTGTTTTCTTCCTCATCTGCATTCTCACCAGCAACACGAAGAACTGAATCATCAATCTTAGTCTCTTCACCAGAGATAGCATTGATTCTCTGGTTACCAACGAATAGATCACCGTTAGCATTTAGACCAGAGTAGAATACAACACCACCGTCTTGACGTTTCGCCTGAGAGAAGAGGACTTCATCATCAGATAGAACGTATTCCTGCCTAGATGGGAAAGCAGTTGAATAGTTACCTGGACCAAAACCAGTATATTCAAATGTATGGTTACCAGATCTTGCTTGCGAAGGTCGTCTTAATTCAACATATACTCTACGGTCAGCAACGAAATTACTATCACCCTCAATACCAATTAACCTATCTTCACGAGAAGCAACTGCCTTACCCTCCATCGCTTCCAATGAAACAGAGATGGTAGATCCAGTTCCAAATCTATCAAGATTGACTAGAATATTTTCCGTAGCTTCTTTTGTAATACTGTTCTTGTTATCATCAGCAACAACAAGACCGTGAATATAGTTATCAGCAACAGATATAGTTGAGGGAGCATCCTTAACAGTACTACCGTCACCATTGGGGTCAAACCATAATGGATCATCAGCAAAGAGTTCTGGATATAATCTTTCTGTTGGATGCCCAAACTTAAAGCTGTTAAATTCAGTTACAGATGGAGAGAAGTCACCACGTAAAGCAGTTAGGTAGTAAATACCATCCTGTTGATTGTAGATTCTACTACGAAGAGTCTTAACACGATAGATGTAATAAGTGTTATCAATCTCATCATTATCTTCTACTGATACAACCTTATAATCTTTCTGATTACCATCAGTTTCATCTCTAACAAAATCACCAGGTGTTAGTGTATAAACTGGAGCATTACGTATAACATATTGCTTACCTAGATCAGTTGCATAATCGGTATAGTCATCTCTACCACCATTTGGCTTCTCTGCCAATATACCAGTAGCAGTTCCACTTGCAAGTATAGTGTTAGTACCAGAATCGTAATTGATGTAAGGAAGTAGTGAGAAATCACTCGCTACAACAACATATGTGTTTCCACCTTCAGTATACTGTTTGTGTACACTAGGTAACTGTCCACTAATAGAAGCACTACTAGAGAAACCAGACCAAGCAACTGAATTACCAGTTACAAAAGCACCACCAGCAACACTGGTTAATTTAAATTCTGTAAGGATAGTACCAGATGCTAATGCAGTACCAGCAGCTATGTTAGTGTTGATGGTATGATCTACAACTGTTAACTCAATTCTATTAATACCTGCTATTGTCTTCTGTCTTGCTGATTCAATTGTAAATTTAATACCAGAGTCAGTTACAAGAGACTTACTATTACCAGTTAAATATGGATCGTAATTATAATCACTCTGGATAGGTAAGAAGTTATTATTACCATCTACAGTAGCATTACCACCATAGAATGTTGGTAGATCTGAAGTACCATCAAGTGCTTCTAAAACTACCTTTTGAGGTCTGCATCTTCTATTCTCGTCAGTCCTGATCTTAAGGACATAACCGAGCAATGGTTCACGTACGTTATCAACTTCCTTGGGAATGACGTAACGGAGACGGTAGATGCGGTCATCTTCCCTGCGTCGATCGTTGATACGCTTGATGTACGTATTTGAGGTTGTAAGGACTTCTTCACTGGTATACTCCGATAAAGTTGAAATGCGTTGATAAATTTCATTTGGTTGAGTTCCTGTATTAAGAACATTAAGATACCAATGACCACTCTTAAGAGGAGATGCAGTCATTTCTGGGTCATATCTCAATGGATGACGAGTATTACAAGAGAAGACATAGACTTCATCTTGACCAGCAATACCTACAGTACCACTAGATGTGATACTATAAGGAACACCACCACCTTGAATTGCTAATGTAGCACTTTCAGCAATCTTAAACTTATTAGTATTGTCGCCACTATTGTCATATATGACATAGTACATCTTATTAGAATCTAGTGCTCCAGGAAGTTGAGATCCAGGCTTAGCACGGAAGAATACAGCTGTTGCTGCCTTAGTAGCAAAACCTTTATCAAATACGTGTGAAGACTCCAATGTAAACTCATTGGTTGCAGGATCTGCATTAGTAATCTTATACTTATAAGGTGTTGGGAGAACATCAAAGATGAACTGATTCATTTGAATCTGTACACCAGAATTCAAATTTTCTGGTACATAGATAGCGTTACCAGCAGCTGCATCATCTTCAGATGCTGCTAATAAGAATGTATTTGCATCTTCTGTCGGGAATGTCTGATCTGGTGGTACAGGTTGTGTATGACGACCTGGAGCAATAATATAGTAAATTGTATTAGGATCTAATCCCTTAGGAAGACGTACTAACTCATTAGCAATTGTAGGACTGGTTCTCTTAGGTATTAATCTAACTGGTGCACCTGTATAAAGACCGTGTGCTTCAGGGCAAGTAAATATCGTTGCACGATATGTAACAGTCTCACCTTGTGCATTCTGTTCTGATTGCTCTGCTTTTGAAAGAGTTGATATAGTAAAAGTATCAAAACCATTAGGTGATAATTCAGCAGATTTCTCCTGCGGACCTGCCTCACCTCCAGCAATATCTGGTTCTAACTTAGAATATATTCTATCATCACGTTTTGATCCAATTTTGTAAGTTTGAAGTATATACGTTGGTGTCTTATCTGGATCTGCAACATCTGCTGGATCACCTGCTAGGTATACACGTGTCATACCAGACGGTTCCTTTGAAGAAAGGATGTCTATACCGTAATATGGAGGTTCTGTAGTATCCTCAAGATCAATAGTCTGTGGAGGAATAATATCAGTAACATATCCGTGCTTATCTTGGAAGAAGGAATATCCTTTATATCCAATAGCATCTAGAGCAGTATTACCAAAGTTACTGTTACTGTTAGTAATTGAAATGTCAGCACCAGACTCAATTAAGAAGTGATCTGCGAAACCAACAGCGAAAATCGAAACTGCCTGAATAAAAGCATCATTAGATAGACGAACGTGAGCGTTACGCCACTCATTCTTAAAGTATGCTCTACCATCAGTATGATATGGTGTAGTAGCGAATGAACCAGTAGATAGTTCTTCTGGATCTGTTACAGCTACGCCATTCCACGCTGAATCAAAAACAGCTGTTTCTTCGTTAAACTTAGTAAATGCTCTATCGTCTTTCTGTAGTGATACACCAGTATACTGAGCACAAACCATTGATTTGAAACCAGTAACCTTAGATCCATTGGCGTGCATACCGCACAATCCCCAAGTAGATCTAATAGACAGGTTGAACATATATGGTGACGCTGAGTCAACAGTGTCAATCTCTGCTTGCACAATAGCATTCTCATTCAACCTGTTAGGTGGTAGAGAAGCACTAGTATAGGTAGTACCTGAAACTAAAGAAGTAAGAGTCTCATTAACACGATAATAGAATAATGTGTTATCAGCAGGATCTAAACGTGAAATTAAGAATGAACCGTGAAGATCATTCGTTAGTCCAGTATCATCAACTGTAACAAATTGTCCAACAAAGTAACCGTGAGGTGCTTTTGTCTTAATTTTAATTTCTGTTGCGTTACCACCAAGAGTCTGAGGTGTAACGGCTTCAATAATCTTTTTATCTGATAAAGGACCAACAATTCTATTTTCTAAGTCAGTCTCCTCAATGGCACCATCAACGTTAACGTCGGTGACCATATTAACATAGGCATCACCAATCTTATCATAATAAAGTGTTAGATCATCCGCATCAGCAAACTCAAAGTTAGTAATCTTATGGTGTGAGAATGTAGGATTAGCCTTATTTCCTGTAGTGTCGAAATATACCTTCTGCTTACCGTCAAATATAGAGAATTGCCAGAAATAGCATCCACCCGTTACATTGAATATAGAGGTTGTAGGAATACTAGAATCTGTTGGGTTAGGTACATATAAAGGACGGACTTTAGTCTTTCTCAAGTCCATACCTACTAGAGAAGTACCTCTAGGGACAATTACACCACCTGTAGTTGAGTTAAACTTATATAAGTCGTTCTGGGAGTTACCTAGGTCAAAGTTAACATTAGAACTAAAATCAGGTATAGAACTGGCACTTGCTACACCTGGTCTATTGTCAATGTAATGATCGCCTGGTGACAATACAACTGTAAATTCATCAAAACGGTCATTATCTGGTCCCGATTTATATGAAAAACGTGATACTTCTAA